GTAATACCATGAACATGTGTTGCATCAACATCGAATGTATCTGGGTACACTGTACCGTGATAAGAACCAACCTCTTCACCTTTATAATTATATTTAACGAACGCTAAAGTTAACATTCGACACTTATCGAATTTATGAACATTATCAACTGTTGCCCTTTCACCTTTACGTGTTTTAGGAAGTCCTATAGTTTCTGTATCCCAGGCAATATAATTCATTGTATTTTTTTAGAATGATTTCTTTAACTATAATTTACAACTTAGGTTTATTTTGTTAATATAATATATAATGGAATCCAATAAATTTAATGTAGAATATTTTTCAAGGGAAGTAGATAAATATACTAAAAGATTGACAAATTTTATCAAAAAACAACCCAAGAAAAAATTATTAGAAATACGATCGAAAAAAAAATTAGTACCACCACCAAGCAACAGTTTTCAAGTGGCAGGTGAAAGGGTACCATTAAGATATACTCAATTAGAACGTATGGCTAATAATCTTAAAAATACAAATTTAGAATCAGAAAAAAAACAACGTGATCGTTTATATTTAGCAAAAAAACAAAATAGAGATAGAAGAATGTTTGCGACTATAAATCCACCAAGTGGTGATTCTGGGTCACGAGCACAAAAGAGAAAAAGAGACAAGGCGTACACTAATTTTATGAAAGAAACTGTAAATACGAATTTTATGAAAAACAAAAAGGATTCAAAAAATGAAAAAATGATAGCATACAAAAAAAAGTTTTTAAATATGACTAAAAAGATCAATGATCAACTCTATTCAAGGTTAGTATCTAGATCCGATAAAATACAAAAAGTTGTATTATCTAAAAATAATAGTGATCCTATAACACGCACCCTTTTAAAAATGATGAAATCATTTTAAGTACAGGGAAACCCGGACAATATTTTAGTTTAAACTCGTTTGAAAAATTATTAAAACGTCAAAAAACACGGGAATATGTTAGCAATAATACAGGTGTTCGAACAGTTGGAGAAATAAAAAGTCTTGCTAAAAATAATAAATCTAAGAACGTAATCGTATACAAAAAGAATCCACTTAATCGTCAACAAATACAGGCAAAAAATGTAAAGTTTGTTCGTGTAGTCATTAATAAAAAATAAAATATGAGATAATATAAATGAGTTCATCTTTGCGTAATACAGCTGATTCAAAATCGATATCCGATAAAAAATATTTAAAAAAATTATACGAAAAACAGGAGAAAATAAGAAAAACTTTAGCGGATGAAACAAATCGTGTCAATTCTAATATTAAAATAAAAACTAATACTTTAAATAAAATCGGCATTAATTATGCTAAACTAGTAGCACTTAAACATCAATATGACCTTTATGGACTTTATAATGGTGATCTTATGTCGACAATAAATAAGTGTACAGACGCACACGAACAATTACGCGAAGTAATAAATAGACTTATACAAACAAGGGAAACGCTACACGTTGCTACAATAACGTATATTCAAGATATAGAGTATGTGGGATTAGTAAAAAATTCAAACATTTCTAATATACACGCACTTGTCGATACTTTAAGTAAAAATTTTACAAAAATCAATAAACTAAAAAAATTGCAAAGTGGTGTCACTACAATAGGAACAAAACAGAATAACACTAACCGACCAATTAACACGATCCAAAATTCTTTAGAATTCAGTAACAAAAATAATAATAGTCGTCGATAAAAAAAATAGGTAACAAAAACATTTTTTATATTATTACACACTTAATAATATAAAAAATAAACATTATTTTCTAAAATTTTCTAAGAACCGTCGAGCTATCATTATCCACGCAACACTCATAAAAAATATTTCACCGTCAGTATTCATCTATACTATATTAAGGTAAAATAATATCATCACCGTCTCTATACGAGTCAAAACTATCAAACGCATCTTTAAACGTTCGTAAAGTACCCATCGGTTTCACGCGACTTCTTAAATCACACGACGCGATCATTTCATAGACAACACTACCATCAACGATCTCTTCTTCGACAAGTATCTCTTTCAAGTGTTCGAGTTTAACACGATATGTATTAAGGAGTTCCTTCACTTCCGTATAACAATTTTCAACTATATCGTGTATTTCTACATCAATATGGTTTGCTGTCACTGGAGATATAAGATCAGGGTTAATGTTCATTTTACCTATAGTTTCACTCATACCGTATGTGGTCACCATTTCACGCGCAATGTTAAACGTTTGTTGAAAATCACTGGACGCACCTGTAGTAACGTGGTCACGCCCATAAACGATTTCTTCTGCGGCGTGACCACCGAGTGCGACCTTAATTTGTGATAAAAGGTAATCTTTCGTGTACATACCTATATCATCCGTCGATGGTTGGAAATACGTAACACCACCCGCGTCCCCTCTTGGTAATATACTTACTTTACGAACTTCGTCATATTCACGCATGAGTACACCGATAATGGCGTGTCCTGCCTCGTGGTACGCAACTCGTGCCTTGCGTGCCCCAGAAACGGAACGATTTCCTTTAGCACCGACAACTATTCTTTGGTACACGTCTTCGACAATATCCGGTGTTATCATTCCAGATTTCCCATCTCGAACGGCTCGTATAGCACACTCGTTCATAACATTTGCAAGATCGGCACCTGAAAACCCCGTCGTTTGTTTTGCAAGATCACGAAGACTTACATCGACACTTAACATTTTATCTTTGGCATGTACTTTGAGTATCTCTTCGCGTCCGTGTACATCGGGTAAAGAAACTTGTATTTTACGATCAAATCTACCGGGTCGTAATAACGCATCGTCGAGTATATCGATACGGTTTGTTGCACCTATAACAACAATTTGAGAAGTGTTATCAAACCCATCCATCTCGGTCAGGAGTTGATTAATTGTTTGTTCACGTTCATCGTTTGCCGCAAACCCGTTCATACTTCTTTTCTTACCGATCGCATCAATTTCGTCTATAAATATAATACATGGTTCATTTTCTCGGGCTATTTCAAACACTTCTCTGACCCTTTTTGCACCTACACCCACAAACATTTCAACAAACGATGACCCTGAACACTGAATGAATGGAACGGACGATTCGCCCGCGATCGCGCGTGCTAAAAGCGTTTTACCTGTACCCGGTTTACCAGTTAATAACGCACCTTTTGGTATTTTAGCACCCGTACCAAAATACTTTTCGGGTTGTTTGAGAAAATCAACTATCTCTTCGAGTTCATCCTTAGCACTATCTATACCCTGAACATCCTCAAAACGCGTTGTTATTTGATTCTCTACGTCAATATCATTTTTCATCATTGAAAATGCACTTTGACCACCACCCGTAAACATTCTAAAAATAGCAAAGAAACCTATGGTAATGAACATGAACGATACAAAATCATTAAAACTTCCACCAATCGGTGTTCGAACTAAATCAAATTCAACTTGACTTTCAGACATTGTTTTCCAAAAATCTTCTGAAGGTGTATAATACGACGTACCTACAGTTCCATTTTTTTCTTCGAAATATACGATATCACTTTGTGGATTTATTTCTGCTTTAACGATTTCGTTTTTCTTAACACCTTTAATAAAATCGCTATATATTCGGTGTTCATATTCGGGTTTCTTTTCGATTTTTAAGGGCGGGGAACTAAATAATTTTGATACGGTTAATATGGTCGCCATTATACTTAATTGTAAGAATATAATTACAATAACGGGGTGTTTATCTATGAATTTTTTTAGTTTTTTACGTTTTTTTCTTAAACGTTTACGAAACTGTTTCCAGTTCATCTTATAGTATATTTTTATATTAAACTCTAGTATATCTCGCAAAAATCTCCTTTTCACCTGTGTAATATAACTTATATGATTCAATAATACTTGGTACTTTGTATTTATCGGGCATACACGCCGGTATTCGTGTAAGCCCGTGTTTAAAATCGTGTATAGGGTAATATGCAGTTTCACTTTCACGAAGTTCGAAGTGTGAAGGTTTATTTTTATATAACCAAAGTATATGTTTAGAACACGCGTGTATTTTACCGAACCGTTTGTTATATTCAAGTGCAAGTGACATTCCTATTTCACCTGCAAAATTATAGTTATCAATACTTGATGATATCCACAGCGTTGTAGGGTGTTTCTTATGTGCAGCTTTATACCCTCGACGCGCTCCGTTTACGGTATAAGGTGCATTTGATTCTACATATTCGGTTTGGTCCGAGTAAAACCATGCGGTATACATCATTTGACATATTTCGAGTAGAATCTTGATTACATGTTGATCACAGTACATATAAGCAAGCTCTTCGGGGTTCATAGATAAAAAGAAAATATTCATTTTGTAAATTGTTTTTTATTAAAAAAAGTCTAACTTAAGTTTTAATCATCTCCCCCATCCGACACGTAATCGTCTTCAACAACTTCTTCTTCATCATCTTCATCAACAACAATCGCCTCATCTTCTTCTGGTTCGTCGTCGTCTTCATGATCTTCATCTTCTACCACTTCCGTTTCGGCTTCGGCTTCGGCGGCTTCGGCGGCTTCGGCGGCTTCGGCTTCAGCTTTCTTATCCGCTTTCTTCTTTTTGTTTCTCGACGCTGTTGAAGGTGCATCAAAACTTTTCTGAAGTATTTTCCATTTCTTTTCTATGAGTGCATTACGTTTCTTGTATTTATCTTTCACGGATTGTATAAATTCATTTGAGTATTCATGTGATTTTAATGCTGATAAAACACTTTTTATAGGCGGAATAATGGATTTCGAATAATAATTTTCGTTCAAGATTGCCATGTGTGGTATCACTTTTATACGAATTTTACCGGATTTTAATACGTTTAAATGAACTACAATTTGATCAAGGTTATCAATATGTTGTTCTACGTAAGAATCTATTTTTTTTGGTATAGGTATTTCTTCAACATTCGGTTTTTTAAAGGGAATACCCATTTCTTTACAATTTCTTTCCAAACTTTCTAAATAATCTTTTTTGTTTTGAACATAAAAAGGTGGGCGCTCAGGTTCAGGTTTGTATTTAGCATTAATAATATCATAAACAAGAGAACCAGGTAAAAGTTTTTCTACAATTTGTTTATTTACATGATTATTTTTATCTTGCATAAAACAACCGGGTTTCTTTAACATTTGATACGAGTTTGATGATAGTGTAGTCATTTTATCTTACTTATACTTCTATTTTATTACAACTTAGGTCTAATTCACACTCTAAAACTTGGTGAGCCGAAAAGTATTTAAGAGACTCATACGGTCCCCAAAGTTCAATAACTTTACGCTTTTTATCGTACCACATGTACGAGAGATCAAGGTAACGCGTTAACCAATAAAACTTTTTACCGTTCTTACCGATAAATTTAAAAATATCATCCTCATTATAAGCAGATACGTCAAACTGACTGTAATGAGCACTTGGTGGGTTGTATGGAGCCATGGTCCTTTTGGTTTGTCTTACTGTTATTAAGCGTCTCTTGTTTAAGCCTTATATGTTTTTGTGTATAGAGTCCTTTTTTAGCTTTCTTGTCGTTCTTAGTGACACGAATCTTAAAGGGATCTTTCATATATTACTTTTTTATTTTTTATTGACCGACTTGGGTCTATTTGGTCTTAAAAAAAGTCCTCTTTGTAACTTTGCCATGGATT